TAATCCTAGTGCTTTTTCCCATAAATTTATATCTTGTTGAGGAGCAAAAGATAAGCTCTCTACTGTTGTTTGTGGAATAGAGTTGGCTACTACTTTCTGACTAGCTATTGATAAAGCATTGGCATCAGAAACATTTAATGTTCCAGATTCTGTTAAAACATGAGTTCCAAATCTCTCTACAGAGTCTGAATCTATAGCAATCTGTGTAGATCCACCTGTTCTTGTTCTCTGTACTGTATTAACAATCTTATTATCATCATAAGAGCTAATAATATCAACATAAGGTAACTCTCCTACTCCCTGCCCAAAAGTAGCATCTGGTGTAGTTGTATTTTCTAATCTGTAATTTCTATCTCTAAATGTTGCATCTCCATTAGCTGCTATAAAGAAAGTACCATTTTCAGCAGTTTCTACTTTTCTTAAAGCTGCAAGTAGATTATCTGTTTCTGATTGTGTTTGCACTTGTAATTGTCCTGTTGATATTGCCTGATTACTATAACCAAAGCTATCAAGTATGTTTTTAACCCTAACAGAGCTTAATTCTTGTGCTTGAGTTAAAGTTAGCCTAGTAGTAGATCCAAGTTTAGAAATACCTAACTGCCACCCAATACCATCTAAAGTTGCATTAAAAAATAACTTAAAAGCATCTACAACTCTTATTTTTGTTGAGGCATCATAGCCCTGTCCTGCATATTGAATAGGAAAGCTCTCTACAAAGCCATGAAAGATATCATAAATTGTAGAATCATACTCAGCTCTTATTCTAAGCCTTTTAAGAGGTTGTATTTTAGTTCTGCCATTAATTGCATCATAATAATAAGTTGTTTGATTAGGAGAAAATCTATTATCTCTGTTATCTAAAGTAACAACTGCTGTTCCTGTCTGGAATTGTGATAAGTTGCTTATTCTGCCTCTGTTTGTATCAAAACTTCTTAAATAAGCAGAAACATCTGTCCAAGTTTGTGTGCTATCTAGAGGATTACTGTCAAAAGCTATTTCAACTATTAAATTAACATTAGAATCAAAAGGAACACTCATTATCTTACTTCAAAAGTTTTACCCTGTTGTTGTAATTTAATATTATATTTTTGTATAGCATCTCCATCAAGTTCTACAGTAAAATTAAGATTAGTATCTCCCCCACCATTATTACCTGACTTAACATTAGAGTTATCTCCTAAAATACTTCCATCTACTACTGCACCATTACCAACACCCTCTAATGCTTTTAATAAACCTGGATCTATATAATCAGCAGGTAGTAAATCTGCAGGATCTATTTTTGGAAGTGTCAATTTTGTTCTAGGAATATTTTCAAATAATCCTGATTGTGCATCTCTTAATCTCTCAGCAGCTTTTGCCATATTATTTAATTCAATAGCTCTATCATTTAATCCCTGCAATTGTGCTAATCCACTCATTAATCCTAATCCTGTAGCTAAAAATGGATTAGCTATACCTGCTTCTTTAGCAATAGCCATAAATTCCTCATCAGCAGCTAATTCTTTGAATGCATCTACTTTTCCATTAAGTTCTAAGAATTTTTCTGCCTGATCTGCTAAAGAATCTGTAGTTGCATCAATTTTTGGAACTAATTCTGCTTCTACTTCTGCTAAATCAGCTTTAGCATCTCTAAGCTCTTCAGATTCTCTTGTTAATTCAAACTCTATTAATCTAAGTTTTTCCTGTGCAACTGCTAACTCTTCAGAGACATCTGCACCTTGTTTCTGGAAGAATAATAACTCTGCAATTTCTTGCTGTAGTTGTTTTTTCTGTAATGCCTCCTCTGCAGTAGAAAGAGCTTCTTTTCTTTGTGCTTCAGTTACTCTATCTTGTGCATCTGATAACTCTTTACTTCTATCAATAACATCATCATTTTCCTCATTTAAAAGATTCATAAATCTAAGATATTTTTCAAGTGATGGTAATGTCTTTTTATTTAATAATGTTTCATATTTTTCTTGTGCAACTCTATATAAATTTGTTTGTGTTCTAGCTTTTATTATTTCTTTATTTATAGCATTTTGATTTATTTTATAATTATTAAGTTGCTGAACTAATTCTTGTGTAGTTTTTATATCTTCTGCTTTAGCTTTTCCAATACCTCTAAAACCAAAAATTCCTTTTTCATTTATACTTATTAAATCCTCTGACTCTTTTAAAAACTCATCATAACCCTCTGGCTTTAAATCAATTACATCTCTTAAATTATTAAATGTTTCAACTAATCCAATTACTGTATAATTTAAATCCTCAAATCTTTCTATAAGTTTAGGAGTAGCATCAGTTCTTATAATGTTAAAGGTTTTAAGAATCTCTCCTGCAGCAGGTAGTAATTGTTCTCCAATTTCCTCTCTTAATTCTTGTGTTGCTGATCTTGCTATTAATTGCTGTGCTGCAAATCCAGAGGCTTCTCTTGCAGCATTACCCTGTTGAACTGCAGATCTTTCAAATATTAATGCTGTTGTTGCTAATGCTTTTTCTTGTCTTGTTAATGCTTCTGCTGATGTTTTTCCTGTTTGTTCAAAAGCCTTAGTTTGTACCTCTGCTTCAGTTATAGCAATACCATAAGTTTTAAGAGCTTCTCTTTCTCCTACTAATGCTGATCTAAATGCTTGTAAAACAGGAGCTGCACCTGCTGTAATATTGTTGAATGAAGCAATATCTCCTGCTAAATTAAATAAATCTGATGATAAGTCTGCTGATTCCTCTTGAGTGAATCCTATACCCTGTGCAACAGATCCAAATACTGAAATAAGTTGTTGTGCTTCTGCTGTTGTTAAACCAAAAAGATTAGCATTTTTAGCAAGTTCTTTATTAAGTTGTTCTGCTGCTTTTCCAAAAGTAGTTCCAAAAGCTCCTGCAGCTTCTTGAGCTGAACTAGCTGCTTGTATTGCTGCTAGAGAAAAATCAGTTAGTGATTTAGCAGCAAATAAAGCACCACCTGCAATTGCTGTTTTTTTAAGAGATGACATACCTGCAGCAAATTGTGCATTGGCTTTAGCATTCTTTTGTACTTGATTATGAGTTCTTTTAGCACTATCAGAAACATTATCTAATGCTTTTGATACTTTATTAGCACCAACAATCTTGATAAACATCTCAAGTGTTGTTCTTGCCATTTAATTATCTCCTCAATTTAGCTTTAGCATTAGCCTCTGTGATAGCTTTTTGCTCTTTTTTGTTTCTATCTATGTAGTATAACTTCCAAGACTCAAATTCTTGCATACTCATAGACTTTCTTAGAGCATCAACTGTCATGCCTAAATCTAAAGCTAGTCTAAATTCAAAAGCCAACTCTGTATTATTCTGGAAACTCAGAGGCTATAGAAGCCTGATCCTCCTTAGTCCAAGCCATACACCTATAAATCCCTATAAGAACTTTATCTACTATTGATGGTGTAGCTTTACTATAAAACTCCTCAACTTGATCTAAATCATCAAATTGTGGCTCTTTTAATCCTTTAAGAAGTAAATGTTTTTCAAAAAGAACTTCATCTCTAACACCATCTTTCTCAGATAATTCATTGATTTCTACTGCATCTGCTTTAGTTAAGCCTGTAACTAGAACAGTTGCATCCCATTCAGGTATCTCAATTTCTTTCTCAGGTAAAGATGGAGCATTAGATATATCATCTAAGCTAAGTCTTTTCATTAATGCCTCCTGTTATAACTACTTATATTCTAAGCAGTTGTTTCAGTTACATCTCCAGAAACTTGAAAAGCTGCAGTAAAGCTAACAGCTCCACCTACATCAGGAGTTCTATCATAAGAAGTCATGATACATTCTCCTGTTACTTTAGGATTTCCTCCTGTAGTTCCAATTGGATAGAACTCAAAAGATCCCTCAGCACCAAGTATTCCAGATAAGTAACCATCAACAGTAGCATCATAGCTACCAGAAATTGTAATGCTTGCATCAGAAAGTCCTGATACAAAAGCTTTAGAACTATTACTGAAGCTACTTACTTCAGCTACATCATTTGTTCTTGAAACAGCAACATCTGTTAAAACATCAGTAATATCTCTTAATGTTCCTCCAGAGTCATCTATTTTAAAAGCTGCATTCTTTCCATGTGTAAATGTTGGCATTTATCTTTCTCCTATTTCCTTAATTTATCCCTGTGCAAAACCTACAGCAGCAGTTATTGAGCCTGTTCCTCCAAAAGTTAGAACTGCTCTTGCATACTGATTAGGATTACTTGCACTTGTTAAAAGCTCAGATGTAGTTCCTGTTGCTTGAGTGAAAGTTATATAATCACTCCAAACAGCTTCATCTGTGCTTGTTTGTATTTTAACATCTAATGTTGGGCTTCCAGAACTTACTGTACAATGTAGAACTCCTGCACCACCATTAGTTCCTGCAGCTCCAAAATCAACTGATGCTTCATTAGAGCTACCTGTTACAGCAGTTGGAGTAAGTAAAGACTTACCATTATAAGCATCTCCATCAAATTGGAATGCTACTGCTACTGCAACAACTGAGCCTACATCTGCACTTCTATCATAAGAAGTTGCTA